GACTTGGAGGAGATGCGCAGCGAGTTTATGTCACAGCAAGACCGCAAGTTGGCAGAGGCAATGCGCGAGCCGTGGGACCGTCTGCATAAGACGTTGGTGGCAATGTCGGAGAAGTTGACTGATGTTGAGGGGGATGATGGCAAGAAGCGTTACCACGACACATTGCTTACCAATCCTCTGGAACTCTGTTCTCTTTTGACGAAGTTGAACATTACCAACGACCCGAAGTTGGAGGAAGCACGTAGGCAAGTAGAGGTAGCTATGTTGAACGCGGACATGGAGAGCATCAAGGAAGATGCAGACACGCGCAGTGAATTGAAGTCCAAGGTGGACGCAATTATCAATAAGTTTGAATGGTAAGGAGTAGATATGAAGACAATGGAACTGAGCAACATAGACACGCACAAGCATGGCAAAGTGGACGAGGTTCACGGAACTATCGACCGAGTGGTGTATCGACTGGCAACACTGAACCCGCTGTGGACGTTTCGGGTGCGTGACATAAGCACCAACTTTCAGGGTGTCAAGTCAGCGATGGGGTTCGATGTGTTTGAGCAGGGCGAGAAGCTAGGCACGATCGCACGGACGTATAGGGGTGGGACTAATGTGATTGGCATATCCAATGACCGCATTGCCAAGGGGCGTAGCCGTGGGGATACGTATCACACAGAAGATGCAGAGAAGGCCATACTCAAAGCCAAGAAGATGTTCTATCGCTTGAAGCAAGACGAGCGCATCTCACAAGCGGAGAAGGCGGCGACAGACACTATGAGTAGCCAAGCGTGGAACCGCGAGAGAGCCAAGGCCCAAGAGGAGAACACCATCCAAAGGGCGGCACTAGACTACATCAAAGGTTCGGGGCTTGCACATTTCATGGCACACATAGAGTTACAACCCCCGTCGGTTAGCGCACCCATTCTCAGAGCGGCGAAGAAGGTCGAAGAAATGCAAGGCGAGATGCTCACCATTGAGACTATACGGCAACGCTTTGCGAATCAAGGCACTGCCCTAGTCATAAAAGATTCGGGTAAGTACTTGGTTAAAGTGCGTGACAATGTACAACTCTACGATGATAATACGCTCCCTCACGAGATGCGTAGTAAGTTGGGTATGCTGAAATTGGTGGAGGCCGAGACATTCCTATCCAGCGTAGGCTGTCGTGTCAATGATGAAGTGTTTGTCCTAGTGTTGGATGAGCAGACCTAACAACTGTTAGACAGGAGCAACTGCAATGAAACAACTAAAACTCAAAGCTGTACCCCCGATAGGTACGACATACAAACCGAAGAGTATCTTAGACCCAGCGTTTAAGTACACCCCATCAGCATCGACAGATGTGCAAGCAACATGGATTAAGTTTGGGTGGAAACCACCCGAGAGGAAAAAAGATGAAAGCAATTCTTGAATTCACATACCCCGAAGATCAGGACAAGCTACGGCACGCGCTCAATGGGAGTAGGGCTATCCACGCATTGGTAGACATTCAGATGGAGGTCCGCAACCACTTTAAGTATGACGCCAATCCACAGGACGTTCTAACAAAAGTTAGAGAACTCACAAACACAGCACTCGCAGAGTGCGGGGAGGAATGATGGAGACGATCGTAACAACGATTCTGCTGGGCGGTCTTGGGTTCATTGTCTGTGGCCTTGTGTTGGTTGGGCTGATGCACTTGTGGTTCTGGATGGATGAGAACGAAAGGGGGGATAGATGAATAAGCTGATCGGGAAAGACGACACCATCAAGAACTATGTGCCCATTGGTAGCCTTGAACTGAAGCTGGCAGTGGCAAGGGCAGAGGGCTACGCCATTCGGGTTGATGAAACAAGGTATCACCACGTTGTTGACGGCACGGTTGTTACTTCAGTGGATGAAAGCAAGCCAAAATATTATTACTACAACGACAGGCCGTTGCCCATGCTTAACCCATACCGCATTGCAATGGAGTTTTATTTGAAGGAGAAGACATGAACGCAAATGAAGAACTCACCAAGCTGGTCATGGAAAGCTATGACCAAGGGGTCAAGGATGGGTTTCAAGCAATCTTGCAACTCATTAAGGAACTGCGCCCTGCGATCAAGCCGCTTGAGGGGATGGGCAAAGGCAAGACCACGCATGAATGGTTTGACATTTTGGTAGCCGCCATTGAGGAGAAGATATGACCCCGCGAAGTTTTGACATTGACACTTGCAAGGAAGTTGTAGGGGATGCGCGGATGAGGGTCATTGAAGCTAAGGCCCGACAGGATGCCGACAACGGCGTTATGGATGCACCAGCAATGGCAAAGGGAACCTACTGGGATGGGGCGTATTCATACATGGAGTATGTCGTGTATGTAACAGCGCATGAGAAACGATTGGCGCGGATTCAACGGATGAAGGAGCGAGCATGAGCCCAAAAATTGAAGCCCTGATAAAAGCAACTGGGTGTGCTGACGTAGGTGAATTGTTTGATCGTTCAATTCGGCTAGGTCAAGTGTTGCATCAATTCAAACAGGAACATGGGCGCATCATGAACGCCACTGAACTGAGATACCTTGAAGCAGTGGTACACGCTACACCACAGGAGAGAACATGAAAGACCCAGAGGACGAAGCATTCGAGGAGTTGGCGCTCAAGCAGGGCCAATGGAACCACATCAGTGGTTGGAGGAAGCGACAGATTGAGCGGGACTTTGCCGCCATAGATGAAGCAAACAACATCCGCAAGAAACAAATTGCACACATGGACATGCACAGCCATCCCGCCGAGTTTGTCCACCTGCACCGCAACGACACCATCGAAGAGGTGGCGAAGGAATTGGAGACGAAATTCACTGGGCCGTTCGGTCGTGACACAGTGCAGTCGTTCGCAACATTTGTTAGGAGCATGAAGAAATGATGCCACCACCGAGTAAAGAACTGTGCCTGATGATGGCAAAAGTCAACTTCCCACGCGATGAAAAACTTAGCTGGACTTGGTTGTTCGCTTGGGGTTTCCACGAAGCGTATGTTGAGGGTTGGTACGAAGGAGTGAAGCTATGAAAGCAGAGAAAGTGTTCATGGCGCTTATGCGTTCCAAGGGATACATAGATGATGACTTCAAGATGGAGAAGGGTAGGTACATCAACTCCAACATGCAGACACGCTGGAATTATTTCTTGGCTGGCTGGGAAATGAGAGGTGCCGTATGATTTTTCTAATCAAGAAGCGCAAGCTGGTGATCGACATGTTCACCTTTCGGCAAATGGTGTTCGATGCGGCAAAGCCCAAAGCGGCGGCGCATTTCTACCCGCAGTGGTGGAAGGATTTAAAGTTGGAGATGCCCATCCCAAACAGTCTGTTCCCTACTGCCACCATGAAGCGGTGTATGGGGTTAGTTGATCACTACAAATATGGCATTATTCAGCCACTGTGGTCGGATTACACGGTGGAGACAGGGCCAATAGGCGATTCATATTGGGCCGCACAATTCTCTGACACTATAAGCACCATGAGTCAACACGCCACAATCCTACGTGGTGCGTATGCGCCAGATTCCCACTATTGCCACATGAAGTTAGATAACCCTTGGGCCGCACGGTGCAAAGAGAACGTCTACTTTAAGTGGGAACAACCTACGTGGAGTATGCCGAACCTGTCCAGCTACATCTTGTTGCCGGGTACAGTTGAATTCAATTACCAGTATTCGATGAATGTGAACCTGCTGTTCATCAAGGGGGCGACCAAGACCACACACCGATTGAAGTTTGGGCAACCGCTGGTACATCTAACGCCGATGACTGACCGACCGATCGATCTGCGATACCACATAGTTGACCGAGAAGAGTACAACAGATTTATGCAGGGTGAGAAGTTGAGCAACGTCAACAGATACCGCGAGTACCGCAGGGTGCGTGAGTCCGAGGAAAGCAAATGCCCGTTTGGGTTTGGAGGAAAGACATGAAGGGGGGCGCAAGGCCGGGCAGTGGACGCAAGCCCACACTGATCGACGAGCGTAGAGCCTTGAGCCTACACAAGCAGGGAGTATCAATGCGGGAGATCGCCGAGCGGTTCGGCGTGAACTTGCAGGTAATCAAGTATTTTTTTAAGAAGCAAAGGAGGTTAGAACATGACAACGGGAATTGAGGAACTGAAACTGATAAAGCCAAAGAAGGGGCGGGGGTTGGGTAAGAAGCCGCCACTTTTTTGCACGAGCTTGCGTCTACCGAAGGAGGTGATGGATTATTTCAACACCAAATATCCGTATACAAAGCAAGCCAAGATGAGAGAAATTCTTACCGAGTACATCAACAGCCAAATGCAAGGAGCAAACAATGGCAACAGCTAAAAAAGTGAAGAAAGTATCCCGCGCATCCCTGATGCGTCAATACTACAACGGCAACCCCACTGCAACACCTACGGAGGTGGCGAAGAAATTCAAAACCACGTATCAGGTTGCGTACATGGTGCGCAAGGAGATGCAGAAGAAGACCATTGAGGCGAAGCCCCTCGCAGGGAAATTCAAACGGATAGCGGCGTTCACAAGCAACAAGTCCATACTGAACCCTGAGATCACCATAGAAGAACCAAAAGCTGATCCGGTGAATCATCCTGCCCATTACAAGATAGGTGGAATCGAGACCATCGACTTCATCGAAGCGAAGGCATTGGGGTATCACTTGGGCAACGCCGTGAAGTACATCACTCGCGCCGACCACAAAGGCAACCGACTGCAAGACTTACAGAAGGCCAAGTGGTACATCGACCGAGCCATTGAGAAAGCATCGATCTAACATTTGTTAGACCAAGGGTAAATCCTAGCCGCCTTCGGGCGGCTTTTTTTCGTCTGGGTGTTGACAAAGTACAAGGTTGTGATACTATGGGGGCTTGAACACAACTGGAGTTTTATATGTTAGACACTTTAGATATTGCACGTAAAGCATGGCGTGTCACGATAGCGGGTGATGGAGGGCACTGCCCCTGTTGCACTCGATGGGGCAAGGTATACGCCCGTAACATCAACGAAACAATGTGCCGGTCGCTGGTGTGGCTGACCAAGGCAA